AAAGAGTCCATTTCTTGACCAAAGCTGTGTGCAAGGATGAGGTCCACACTAAGCCCGAGAAGTGTCGAATCATCTATGTCGGCTCCACTGGCATGACAATGATTGGTAGGAAATATTTTCTACCCTTAGGCAGATTTCTCCAATATAACACAACCGAGAGCGAGTGTTGTGTTGGACTGAATTGTTTTGGGCCTGAGGCTGAAGCCATCCATCAGCACATGAGGAAATTCGGTTCTGACAGGGTCATAGCTGGAGATTTCTCAAAATACGATGCCAAGTTGCCCGCATCGATTATTAGAGCTGCACTTAATGTCTTGATCGAACTGGCTAAAAATTGCCCCGGATACTCCCCTGAAGACATCGTTGCGATGCAAACATTCGCCTTGGAGATGACTAATGCCACCATTGACTATTTTGGTGATGTGTTCGACCTCACTTCTGGCGTGGGGATTTCGGGTCACACCCTTACCGCATTCCTGAATGGAATCGGAAACTCACTTCTGCTCCGTTGCGTGTTCTTCACAATGCGTCCACCAGAGAACGTTGAGACCTTCCAGGACAATGTGGCTTTGCTCACATATGGCGATGACAACAAAGGTTCTGTCAAGCCTGAGTGTGACTTCTTTGACATGCAGGTTATCAGCCGCGTGTTGGCGACTCGGGGTATCATATACACAACCCCAAACAAGAAGACTATAGATTCGCCAATCTATCCAGATGAAGATGCCGATTTTCTGAAAAGAAACTTCACTGGTGAACATGAATTGGGAATTCATGTTGGAGCTCTTGACCCAGTGTCCATTTTCAAACCTCTCCATATGATGAACTTCAATCCTGATGCATTTTCAACCCCTGAGGTGATGAGTGCACATTTGATGAATTCGGCTTTGGATGAGTTCTTCAACCATGGGCGCGCTGCTTACGATCGTAGGCAGATTGAATTTCTCGAGGTGTTCGAACGCATCGGCATCCAGCCATTCGGCAACGTTCTGGTTGATTTCGACACCAAACTGGCGAACTGGCATATCAAGTATGGCGAGCAACTCGCTGTGTTGAGAAACCACTCGTCGCAAATCGCAACTCCCCCAGTTGCAACCCATTCCACTTAAATGTGGCCTTGGTCGGAGACCCTAGAGTAGATATCTCAAGTTAGGCAAAATCATCAATGCGAGCAGATTACCAATATCCCCCATTCCACGCTTAGGGGATCATAGGCACTCGTATATAAACAACGTGAAGAACCGGACACAGACTGAGTATTCTGTTTCCACCATGGTTAAATTTACTTACTAACAAAACAAACAAAATCGTTGATTACGTAAACCATCAATACATTGCCCAGGCTGACATTGCCGAAGCAAACATCGCTTCTGAATCTATGAATTCAAAGCAACAAACAATGTCATTTGCCGACGGTTCCCCCGACGACGTTGAATACGCCGTCAAAACTGCCGTTGACAAGACCCGATCCAGTCGGGATAGCACTGACGTAGGTCTCAGTGAGTTTCTGTCGCGTCCCATTAAGATTGACACCCGTACATGGGCCGTTGGTACAGGCATTCACCACACATTCGATCCTTGGTCTCTTTTCTTTGCTAACCCGCGAATTTCAAATAGGATAACGAATTACAACCTCCTGAGGTGCAACCTGAAAGTGAAGTTTGTCATCAATGGAAATGGATTTTATTACGGGAAGGCCATTGCCTCGTACCTCCCCCTCCATCTCTACGATGAGCTCTCTCAGAACCGTTCTGCGGTTCCCCAAGATCTCATTCAAGCTTCCCAGCAACCACACATCTACCTAGATCCCACCACATCCACTGGTGGTTCTCTGACATTGCCTTTCTTCTACTTGTATGACTACATGAATTTGACTGATGGTGCTTGGAATAACATGGGAGAGATCTGTATTCGCAGTATGAATCAACTCCAACATGCCAATGGAGGTACCGACATATTGAGCATCTCTGTCTTTGCGTGGGCAGAAGATGTTACTCTGTCCATCCCTACCTCCCTCAACATGTCCGGCTTGGTTGCCCAAGGCGACATTGATGAGATAGATGAAGCGAATTCTAAAGGATTCATTTCAGGCCCCGCGACATCACTAGCGCGTGTGGCCAAGTCTCTTCAAAACGTCCCAGGCCTGGCCCCGTATGCTACCACTGCAGAAGCTGCAGCTAGAATGACAGCCGATATGGCTAAGCTTCTAGGGTATGCTAGGCCCCCAGTCACTAAGTCACCTGACCCTATGGTTCCTGCAAACATGTCTTCTTTGGCTAATGTCACTGTTCCAGACTATGTGAACAAACTCACAGTTGATGACAAACAAGCACTTGGCATGGGATCGGAGTTATCTGGAATACAATCCAGTGACCCCTTGACCATCGCCAGCATTGCTGGACGCGAATCGTATCTTACAACATTCACATGGCCCACCACGGCCGCCGCGGATGCCCTACTGTTCAACATTAGAGTGCACCCCACTTTGCATGATGTTAACGTAGGAGCTGGAGCGGATGTGGCACTGCATTTGCCAGCAATGGCAGTTGCCGCCCTCCCCTTCCAGTTTTGGACAGGTACCATTAATATTCGCTTCCAAGTTGTCGCCAGTGCGTACCACAAGGGTCGATTACGCGTAGTGTACGACCCAAATTACCTTGATGTAGTGCCAGAATACAACATCAATTACCAAGAGATAGTGGATATTAGTGAGAAGCAGGATTTCACAATGTCCATTTCCAATAGCCAGGAGACTGGCATCATCAACGTACTTCAACCTGGCCTCATCGGTCCCAATGAGTTGTTCAATACACTCAGATTCACCAACTGGGTGAGTTCCAATGGAGTCGTTGGAATCTACGTCGTGAATGACCTTGTCACACCCAACACTACAGTAGCTTACAACGCCCAAGTGAATGTCTTTGTCTCCGCGGGTTCCGACTTTAAAGTCTTCTCCCCCAATGACGAAGTCAGGAACTATGATTTCTTCCCCCAATCCGACATTTATGAGGCTCAAGGGGATGTAGACCAGGCAGATACTGCTCAAGCTGGAGTCATGCCAATCGACTATGCTCCTACACCGTTGACTGCAGATAACCCAATGATCGACGAAGTCACCAGAGTCTATGCGGGTGAACAGGTTGCCTCCTTCAGATCGCTGATGAAGAGGTACAACAAGCACTCCACACTTGGACGTATCCAAATTGGGGGGTATGCTGCATATTCATACACGCGCACGAGTTTTCCATACTTGCGCGGTTTGGCACCTGCCGCTGTTGACGCTGCCCTTATAGGGGCAGTTTCCACCCCCTACAACTTCTGTAACACCACCATGCTCCAGTTCATCACTATGTGTTTCTCTGGTTGGCGTGGTGGTATTAGGACCAAAATCGTGCCGTATGGTATTCCCATCGCTGCGACAGACATCCTCCTCGAAGCTCACAGAAGCTTGGACACGATCGCTTATGACAACTCGATCAGTCTCCTCGATAATGGTGGATCGGACAACGTGGTCCGATATGATGGTTTAAATACCCTCGCCACCACTTCCCTATCGTACGGTGGATCTGGCTCCACCCTCACGACTCGTGTTTGTAACGATGTTCTCTCGTTTGAGACACCGTTCCAAACCAAATACAGATTCGCACCTGCAAAGGTGGCGGATCAAACTATTGCCGATCCCTGGTCCCCCAGGTACACGGCTGTCATCTTCGCTTCGAACACGGTTCGAGCGAGAGCTGACATGTATAGCGCCGCTGGCGAAGATTTCCAGGTTTATTTCTGGACTGGCATGCCCCCCTTGCTATACAAC